CTACAGGTCCTCAGGGTGTTGTTGGATTTACCGGGTCTCTAGGCGGAACAGGTCCTACAGGCACTACAGGACCTCAGGGTGTTGTTGGATTTACCGGGTCTCTAGGCGGAACAGGTCCTACTGGTCCTCAGGGTGTTGTTGGATTTACCGGTTCGTTAGGTAATACTGGACCACAGGGTGTTGTTGGATTTACCGGATCAAAGGGCACTACAGGCACTACAGGCACTACTGGTCCTCAAGGTGTTGTTGGATTTACCGGGTCTCTAGGCGGAACAGGTCCTACAGGCACTACAGGACCTCAGGGTGTTGTTGGATTTACTGGATCAAAGGGCACTACAGGCACTACAGGCACTACAGGACCTCAGGGTGTTGTTGGATTTACTGGATCAAAGGGCACTACAGGCACTACAGGCACTACTGGTCCTCAAGGTGTTGTTGGATTTACTGGATCAGCATCAACAGTTGCAGGACCTACAGGGCCTCAAGGTGTTATAGGTTATACCGGTTCATTTGCTTCGGGTGTATTAGCGGTTTCAAGTGGTGGTACAGGAATTGCGACTCTTACAGCGAACTATTTACCTAAGGGAAACGGAACCGCTGCTTTCAGTGCTTCACAAATAAATGATAACGGCACTGATATTGGGTTTGGAGTTGTACCCGTCCAACAAAACGGGAAGGCATTCCAATTCTACAATAGCGCAGGCCCTATAGACCTTCGGTTGACGAACAACACAACTGGCACATCATTTAACGATGGTGGATTGCTTTCTATGATCGGATCCGATATGTATGCATGGAATATGGAAAATGCGCACTTGATATTCGGAGCGAATAACTCGGAGCGAATGCGTATAACAGCCGATTATGTATTAGTAAATACCGCGGCCGGTTTCGACACAGTTTCCTATCTCAAATTACAAGTTCTAGGCGGAATATCGACTAAGATCGGCACCACCGCTCCTGCCAGCCAAGTCTCGTTTTTTAACAATAATGGTCGGGTTGGGTACATTGGGACTGATGGCACGACCACATCTTATAATACGTCATCCGATATTCGATTGAAGAAAAACATTACCTACGCAGATGATACAGCTACTATAATTGATAACATCAAGGTCCGTAAATTTGATTGGAAAGTCGATGATAGCCACCAACGCTACGGCTTTGTTGCTCAAGAGCTACATACGATATACCCAGAAGCGGTCGGAGTAATGAACGATCCCGAGGCATCGATGTCGGTGGATTACTCTAAACTAGTACCCGTGCTTGTGAAAGAGATACAGTCATTACGTGCACGCGTATCCGCACTTGAAGTGTGATAAGAGAAAAGACAACAGTTCCAGCGAAACAATAAATAGAAAGAATGTTAATTAAAAATTATAGATAGGAAATCGCCTTCTTCTGGGTCGGGTTCTTCGAGTTCTGGTAAAAACCCACCAACAAACAACCTAGATCAGTAAAATAAACAATTTAATAAAAGAAAGAAAATAAAATGAATAAATTATGGCAAGTGTGGTATACCACACTATCAAAGGAACAAGTAGATCATCTAGTAGCTATAGGCGAAAGGGCTCCGTTAGGAAATCCTGGATTAGGTTTCGCTGGAGAATCTAAAAATAATGATGTGCGAAAAACTGAAATCAGTTGGATTCCTAAAAATACACCAGACGGTGATCATGCAGAATTAGTATTAAGACATTATGCAATGGAAGCAAACAAAAATGCATTTGGATTTAATGTCGATGATTTGAGTGATATGCAATATACCAAATATTCTGCAGATTCTGGTGGAAAATATGATTGGCATATTGACACATTCTGGGCAAATCCTACTGCATATGATAGAAAAATTAGTATTATTGTTCAATTAAGCGACAGTGATGACTATGAAGGTGGTGATTTTCAAATAGATCCTCAATATGAAAATCCAGATCCAAAACTATTAAGACAAAAAGGAACTGTAATCGTATTTCCATCGTTTCTACCACATAGAGTTACCAAGCTAACAAGTGGTAATAGAATATCATTAGTATCTTGGTTGCAGGGTCCCAAATTTAGATAATGTTCTCTTATAAATAATTAAAATATTAGGACATTTAAATGAGACCTACATCACGAAAAGAATTTAAAGAGTATTGTTTACGTAAACTTGGTGCTCCAGTCATTGAAATTAATGTTGATGATGATCAAGTCGAAGATAGAATAGATGAAGCAATAAGTTATTATTGGGATTATCACTTTGATGGTTCTGATAAGACGTATTATCGTCATCAAATAACTGAGACTGATAGAACTAATAAGTATATTACTCTACCAGAAAATATCATTGGTGCTGTTAGTGTGTTTCCACTTGGTGATCCATCTATAAGCTCTAATGATTTATTTAATATCCAGTATCAGATAGCTTTAAATGATCTTTACACACTAACATCAGTTTCTATGGTTCCATATTATATGACAATGGAACACTTATCGCTTATTAGTGAAATACTGGTAGGTAAAGTTCCAATACGATATACTAGACATAAAAATAGACTTTATATAGACATGGATTGGAATAAAACAATAACTGTTCAATACATATTAGTAGAAGCATATGAAGTAATTAATCCTGATGTTTACATCGATGTGTGGGCTGACAGATGGCTACAAAATTACACCACTGAAAAAATTAAATATCAATGGGGTCAACATCTTACCAAATTTGTTGGAATGTCTCTTCCAGGTGGAGTTCAGTTTAACGGGCAGCAGATTCTGATGGATGCACAACAAGCTATAGAAAAACTAGAATCGGAAATGATAACATCATACTCATTACCGGTCACTGATATGGTAGGATAACTTATATCTAATGAGTAATCTTTACTTTAATAACTACAACAATTCGCAAGAACAGCTTCTCATTGAAAATCTTATCATTGAGAGTATTAATATTTACGGTCATGATATTTACTATGTTCCTAGAATTATCATGAATAAAAATGAAGTGTACGGTGAAGATAATGTTTCTGAATATAGAAATCCATATTTCACAACAATGTACATAAGATCATATGACAATTATCAGGGTGATGGTACTTTCTTATCTAAGTTTAATCTAGAAATTAGAGATCAAATGGTGTTCTCTGTTGCACAGAGAGTATTTGCTGAAGAAGTTGGTAATGAAAGTGATCTTATAAGACCTCAAGAAGGTGATCTTATCTGGTCTACAATGCTTAAAAGACTTTTTGTAGTTATGTACGTTGACAAGAAAGCTATATTTTATCAAATGGGTGCACTTCAGTTGTATGATTTAACATGTGAAGTCTTCGAATATTCAAATGAGAAATTAAGAACTGGTGTAGAAGAGATTGATAGATTAGAAACAAAATATTCATTTGATATAGAAGATCAAGGAATATTAACAAATGACGGATATACTATATCAGACAATCTTGGATATAGTTTGATAAACTCAGAATTTGATCATGATACTCAATTAACAGATTGGTTCTCTGATAATGATGAAATAAGCGAAGAAGCATCTATTATAACAGATTGGTCTACTAGAGATCCTTTCAGTGAAGGAATTTAACTAATGTTTGGTCAAATTTTCACAAATAGATCTATTAGAAAATACGTCATATTTTTTGGTTCATTGTTTGATAATGTATATCTTACGAGGGATAATGCCTCTGGTGAAAGACAACAGACAATGAAAGTTCCACTCAATTATGGACCCAAAGAAAAATTTCTAGCTAGACTAGAAGGCAATCCTGATTTGGATAGAGAAATTGCTCTACAATTACCGAGAATGTCTTTTGAAATAACAAATATGTACTATGATTCTACAAGAAAGCTTTCTTCTGTTGGCATTATTAGATGTCCAGATCCCAATGATAAGAATAAGGCTACTTATAGATATAATCCACTTCCATATAACATTGATTTCGATTTAAATATTATGACGAAAAGTATTGAAGACGGATATAGAATATTAGAAACAATTCTTCCATTCTTTGGACCAGAATTTACTGGCACATTAAAAATATTTGATGACGCATCATATGATATTCCAGTAGTGCTAAGAAGCACGAATCATACAGATTCATATGAAGGTGAATTTACAACTCGTCGAGCTCTTATATGGACACTGTCATTTACTCTTAAGGGATATCTATTCGGTCCTACTAGAAGTGGTGGAGTTATTAAGCAAGCTGAAATTAGTATTAAAATACCACCAGAATTTTCAATGATAGACGAAACAATGCCGCCATCAGTATTTGTAACCACAACACCTGGTCTGACTGCAAACGGTGAGCCAACTACAGACCCATCAACAACTATTGATAAGAGTTTAATTGGACCAGACGATAACTACGCATATATCGTAGATATAATGGAGACAATATGAAAAAAGATTTAAATAAATCATTAGATTTATCACCCAATGCATATGATACTAAAGATGGTGTGGATAATATTAAAAATGTTCCAGCTATTGTTGATGCAGACTGTGAGGTTGTGAAATCTGAAATTGAAGAAGATATCGACAATAGTAGAAATTCAATTTATGAATTACTTGATATTGCAAACGACGCGATTGCTGACATGGTAGATATTGCCAAACAATCTCAACATCCTAAAGCATATGATACGTTAAACAGTATGCTTAAAACTACAGCAGGTCTTTATAAGGATATACTTGGTGTTCAGAGTAGAAAGAAAGAGTTGATGAACAACACTAACAATCAACCACAATCTCCAGAAACTGATGGTGCTATTCATAACACACAGAATATATTTGTGGGTTCTACGACTGAACTTCAAAATCTTTTAAATGATATGAGAAAGGATAAAGATGGAAGTTAGAGGTTATAACGGTAATCCATTACTCAAAAAGCCAAGACAGAGTCACAATTGGTCACCAGAACAAGTTAAAGAATGGGTAAAGTGCGCAAATGATCCAATCTATTTCGCGCAGACATACATAAAAATTGTTCACGTTGATCGTGGACTCATTCCAATTGATTTGTATGATTACCAAGAAGAAATCATTAATAAGATAACAAATAACCGTCGAGTTACTGTTGTAACATCTCGTCAGGCCGGTAAGTGTGTCGAAGCTTCAACAGTTATAAATATAAGAAACAAGTTAACCAATAAAATACAACGAATGTCGGTGGGTGAATTTTATGAAATACAAAAAGCACATAGTGAGAATGATACTGAAGATAAGAAATGATATTCATACATTTTCAGATTTAAGAACCATCATCGCAATGCAACAATATGGAATCAAAAGAGTGGTGGGTCGAAGTGATAATATGGCCAGGATAATGAAATCTGGATTATCCTGGCAGCACAGGATCGTGTGGATGAAAAATATAAATTCCTATATAGGTAAGAAGGGTGAAAATGTTGGTTGGTTAACAGTCGTGCATAATGATAATGGTGAATATGCCCATGACACAATTAGTATGAAATCTGAAAGATGGGCGAATAAAAACAACCCCGGCCACAACCATGGTGGTAGACTATCAGTATACTCTAAAAATAATCCAAAATTTAATGCTAAAGCTGCTGAAGTTGCAAAACTAAAAAACAAAGAAAAACAATTAAATGGTTCTTCAATCAGAACACTTCAATATTGGATTAACAAAGGATATCCTATTGAAGAAGCTAAAATCAAACTATCTGAACATCAAACGACATTCAGTCTTAAAAAATGCATAGGTGAACATGGTAAAGAGATGGGTCTTGAGAGATGGAATGAACGCCAAACCAAGTGGCTGAATACACTTAACAACAAAACACAAGACGAAATTGATGCAATTAATATTAAAAAGGCATCAAAAATAAATTATAGAACATTGTGGTCGAATAAAATTGATCATCCAGGAAGACTTTATTTAATAAAAATTGGTGATAATCTAAAAATAGGTATTACTACAAAAACTATAAATGAAAGATTCTCGCGATGCGGGCTTGAATACAATATTATTGTAGATGATGAAATGAATATTGGTAAGGCGTTTGAGCTTGAGCAACTTACATTAAGAATATTTAAGAATTACAGATTTTCCACTAAAGTAACTACAGAAAATTTTAAATATGAATGTTTATCAGAACTATTAATTTTTTTAGAAAAAAATTCTCAAAGAAGTTACGAATCATTAAATGAAGAATTAAGAAACATAATAAGAGAAAACAATGCATAAACTTTCAGAAACAGTAGAGCGCAAATTTGTAGCATCTTTTGATGTTGATGAATGGGAAATTGAAACTGATACTGGTTGGGAAGACATTTCAGCTATCCATAAAACTATAGTATATGATGAATGGAAAATTGAAACATCATCCGGTAAAAAATTAATGTGTGCTGATAATCATATCCTTTTTGATGAAAATTTAAACGAAATATTTACTAAGAACTGTAAACCAAAAGTAACTCATATTATGACTAAAGATGGTCCAGAATTGGTATTTAAGTGTAATAAAACTGAAAAATCATCTAATATGTATGATATTACTGTAGACAGCGACAATCATAGATTCTATACTAATGATATTTTAAGCCACAATACTACAACTGCAGCATGTGTGATTCTCCATTATATCTTATTTAACGAAGTAAAGCTTGTGGCTTTACTTGCACAGAAGGGTGATGCTGCTCGAGAAATTTTAGACCGTGTTAAGTTATCATATGAATCTTTACCTGACTGGTTACAACAAGGTGTTGTTTCTTGGAACAAGGGTTCTATTGAATTAGAAAATGGTTGTAAAGTTATTGCAGCTGCTACATCATCTTCTGCTATTCGTGGTAAATCTGTTAACCTATTGTACATTGATGAATGTGTAGAAGGCAATTCTTTTGTGTGTGTAGAAATTAAAGATAGATATTTTTATTCTAAAATTGCAGATTTTATAAATATAAATGAAAGCGACTTCATCAATAAGATTGTGAATAATATGAGTGCAGCTATTTATAAAACTATCAATAAAATAAACGGTAAAGAATATGTAGGTTTACATAGAATATCTGGAGATGATATTCTATACGAGATGAGTGAAAGTGGGTCAATTTTTTCCGATGGATATCTAGGGTCTGGTATTAGAATAAAAGATGCTATAGTAAAATATGGCCCAGAAAATATGAGACAAGAACTAATATTCTTTTCGGATGATATTAATAAAGTTTCAAATTACGAAGAAATGATAGTTACAAAGGAATACGCAAAGAATGATAATACTTATAATCTCAAAGTAGGTGGATTAAATTACATCTTAACAGAAACACAGAGGTTGAGTAAGGGTGATAAAATAAAGCATTGGATTCGTAATAACCCAGAAAAACATAAAGAAAGAATGGATAAAATTAATAAAAATCCAGATAAGATTGCTAAAACTGCGGCCAAACATAGTGGTATGAAAAGATCACCCGAAACAATAAAAAATATATCTGAATCATTGAAGGGCAGTATCCCATATAACTTAGGTAAGAAATATATGCACAATTCCGTCACCGGTGAGATACAGGAATTTGCCAGTGAATTACCAGCCGGTTGGAAATTAGGGACTGGGTGTTCTAATGGGCCTAAAAATAAAAAAGCTTATTTTAATTCTGAAACTCTTCAAATTAAGTTTTACGTTGAAGACTCCGAACCGTTTGGTTGGAGTCTAGGAAGAAAATGAAAATCTTAGGTATTGAAGAGTTTGTAGAATTTGAAGGGTTTAAAGAAACTGGAATTAAAAGATGTCTAAAAATTATTTTTTTAGACGGATCAAATTTCACTTGTTCAGAAAATCATGCAATAAAGATATCTGATAATAAAGAGTGGTCTTTAGCAAGAGAACTGATTGTAGGCGATGATCTTAACAGTAAGTCTATAAAAAGTATAGAATCAGTGGGGAATACTCAAACATATTCTCCAATAAATGTTGGAACAGATTTTACTTATTATTCATCTGGTTTTTACAATCATAATTGTGCGTTTGTCGAAAACTGGGATGAGTTCTTTGCAGCTGTTTTTCCAACAATTTCTTCTGGTAAAACAACAAAAATTCTATTCACGTCTACTCCTAATGGATTAAATCACTTCTATAAGACTTGTATGGGTGCTAGAGATGGTTCTAATGGTTACCAATATGTTGAAGTGCCGTGGCAACAAGTTCCTGGTAGAGATGAAGAGTGGAGAAAAGAAACACTTGCGGCAATGGACTTCGATCTTGAGAAATTTGCTCAGGAATTCGAATGTGCATGGCTTGGTAGTTCTGGTACACTGATATCTGGTGCAGTATTAAAGACTCTAGTTGGTCAAATTCCAATTAAAGCTCATGACGGTCTTAAAATGTATTTTGAACCAGACCCACTCAGAAAATATACAATGACTGTCGATACGTCACAGGGCAAGGGTTTAGACTATTCTTCGATACAAATCATAGATATAACTGAAATGCCATACCAACAGGTATGTACTTTTAAAAACAATCTCATGACGCCAGGTGATTTCTCTGAATTAATTTTCAGAATGAGTAAGACATATCACGATGCTACCATATTGATAGAATTAAATGATGTAGGACATACAGTCGCAGAGACCATCTATAATGAATATGAAGCAGAAACTTTAATTTCAACTGAAAGTGCTGGAGCTAGAGGTAAAAGAATATCAGCTGGATTTGGTAAATCATCAGAGAAGGGTATCAGAGTATCTAAATCTGTTAAAGGGTTGGGTTGTTCGGTACTTAAATTGTTGATAGAACAGCGCCAACTTATCATTAACGATCATGATACTATTCACGAATTGTCTCGATTTTCTAAGAAGGCCAATTCATATGAAGCAGAGTCTGGAGCACATGACGATTTAGT